TCCTTCAACGGTCTTAAATGTTCCATCACTCATTTGATTGACTAAGACTTGCTTACCTTCAAAATCAGTAACCTTGATTGGCGCACCCATTGGTTTCTCGATTGGAGCAAACTGCGCAGACACAGGAATAAATTGACCACTCTTTGTACGCTGTACATACTCGCCAGACGCACTCTTAAAAATATCGCCAGTAACTTCTTCTCTTGGTTTAATCTTTAAGGCAGTCTCCAAATACTTTGCTGCAATGTCTGGATACCCTGATCTATCAGCAATCACATATTTATTCATTGCGTCTTGATACAACATCTCTTGCTGAGACATTTGCGGAGCTGGTGCTCTGACTTGCTGACCGATTAAGTTTGCACGCGCAACCGTAGGACCAGCAGGTAGACCGCCAATAGATATTGCTTGATCTGGAGTGATCGTTGTAACTTCACCCATAGGTTGTGCTGGCTGGAGTTGCTGATCTTGCAATGCCTTGCGGAAGTCTTCAAGACGCTTGGCTTCTGCTAACTTCTGGCGTGTCAATAGATTTTGAATTGCACCTTGTTGTGCTTGCTGGTATCCAGCAGTACCTGCTTGGAAAGCACCGCCAAGGGCTTGACCTAAAGAGATTCTTCTGGGGCTTGGACCGCCAGCCTGTAAGAGAGCTGCTGCTGCTTGCAGCATTGTTTGGTTTTGAATACCACTTTGTTGCTCTGGCGTGAGATAGTCTTCTAGACCAGTACCGCCACCGCCAAAGAGTAAACCGCCAAAGTCAGTTGTTGCCATGTCTTACCCCAGTAAACCAAGGATTGCACCAATACCAGCACCATAACCAGTACCTAGTGCTGGTATTGCCTTGCCTAAAGCTGCACCACCTAAAGCACCACCCAAGGCACTTGTGCCGTAGTTGCGATAGTTAGGTGATTCAGTAGTCATGCCGAGATTTGGTAAATTTATACCCAAACCAGCAGAAGAGATGCCTAGTTTCTCAAGTCCTAGATTACGCATGGCATCGAGTTGAGCTTGCTCAAATGCTTGTCTTGTACCGCCAAGACCCAAGACAGTCTGACCGCCTTGAAGTTGTTGCTGTCTTGCGTACTGTGCGAGCTGTGACGCATCCCTAAAACCAGACTGTCTTAGACCTGCCGAAGCCCTTGCAGACTCACGAAGCGCTGCCTCGTTTAGCATTCCTTGTGTGATGCCTTGGCGTGAACCACCAAACGCTCTTGCAGCCGTAGCCTTACCACGCTCTGTTAAATCTGCCATCTGCCTTTGCTTTTCAATGTCTTGCATTGTCTGCTCAACGACTTGTTGCTCATAAGGGTTTTGGAATTGAGAAATAGTCTCACCAGTAAATGGCGTGAGCGATGTATTGACAAGCTGCTCTTCGCCAGCCTGATACATCGGATTAAATCCAGCAAATTGCTTATAAGGTAATGCAGCAGCGACATTCCTGCCTTGCTGCACATTTTGTAAATAAGCTCTCTTTAAATCAGGATCAATCGACTGAGTTTGTACCGTAGTACCGCCACCTTTGCTCATAGTAAACCCCTTAATTTTGTCTTTGGAATTGACTCGTTATTTATCATATCGAGCAATCCTCTTCCATACTTCTGTACTGCTGATTTCTTGATGACATACTCGCCAAGTTGAGTCTTGCGATATGCGTCGTCTGGTCCTTCTGGGTTATCGCCAAAGGTGTTCTGTCTGGTGACCATGCCTTGTATGTATTGAGGCATTCCAATAAATCCACCCATGTATTCGCCACCACTATCACCGCCACCGCCACTAGCACCGTCACCTGATGAGCCTGACGATGCACCGTCACCTGATGAGCCATCGCTTCCGACAGCTCCACCGCCACCGCCACCAGCAGCACCGCTATCGGCTGCTGCGCCACCGCCAGTTGCTGCGCCAGCAGAAGCGCCTTCGCCACCTACATCGCTACCCATGCCAGTAGAGCCAGCTCCAGCAACACCGTCAACACCTGCTGCTGTGCTTGCTCCCGAAGCAGTAGCAATATCGCTTGCTAAGTCCAAACCACTTATGGCATTAACTGAATTTACGCTAGTGCTTGACAGGGCATCCATTAAGCCAGCAGCGATTGCAGCAGCTATTGGAGAGATAGACTGATTAGATATGGAATAACCAAGATCGCCAAGTGCAGAGCCAGTTGGTGAGCCAGAAGACGATATGCCTAATCCGCTACTAATTCCATCGCCATATCCACCATCGCCACCAACTCCATTGCTATACAGTCTGTCGCCACCGTTATATTGATAGTTTCCAAAAGATGGGCTTAGTAACCCAAAGCCAGAATAAAGCGACGGGTCATATCCTCCAGTCACTTGATTAGAGTAACTTGGATAAGTGAATGGGGATCGTTGTTGATACCCATACATTATTTTTTCATAAGGTGTCATTGCCACTTATAGCTCCTTGCTTAACATGAACCATTTTGGTTCATATCCTTCATCTTTTAGGAATGTCTTTTCCCATCCTTTGCGACCTGCGAGCGTAACTCTGGCGCATCCCAGTTGTTTAGCCCAAGACTCAATGACAGGTCTCATTGATTTGAGTTCATCTAGGTTTCCACCAGCCAAGAAGTAGTGCAATACCTTGACCTGTGGGTAAACAATAATCTCTGTGATGACTGCCGAATTGTTGTGATTCCAGATTTGAAACCTGCCATCACTTACACCTTGGGCAACATCCTCAATCGTGTGCGTTCCTGCCGAGTATTTTAATGCCGACTCGATAGGTTCTCGCAACCTCCAAAACTCGTCAATGTCGCTCACCTCTTCCCCATCGGGACTACCTCAACTCTGTTTACGCCAACTCGCCAGTCCTCTAGGACTGCACCCGTGTATCTGATCTTTACCTGTCTTGCAGCGAATCTCACATCTGTCGGTTGCGCTGCTGCATACGGTCCATAAGTCGTCTCAGTCGAAGTCGGATACATCCGAGCCTTGAAGGAAACGACGACCTCGCCCAGCGTTTGCTCGTCTGGGATAACTTGCTTTACGCTCATTATGTTGTCGCCATTACCTATCTCAAAAGGACCAGACTCCACGAATGGCGAAGCCCCGTCGTATGCGTAGCCGACTTCGTGCTCGAAGATGTAGCCGTCAGTTGAGATCATCAAGGGATAGGTGAAGACTCCTCTGTCAGTTCCTGCTGTACGCGCCAAAGTGCCAATCGACCAATGTCCTTCGCGGTAGTTGTAAGTAACATAGGAGTCGTTCTCGTTGCTGGCGCTCGATGGATAGAACCAGATGCACTCACCGTACTTACTATTATGGACAGCGTAAACTTTGCTGGCTTGGTTGTAGTTGATGTTCTGGAAAACATAGTCGCCAACATCTGAAGGCAATGGCTTGGCATAACCGTCATATATCCAGAACCCTGACTTAGACATCCATATGGCTGCCGTATCAATGGCTGCTACTGCTTGTGATGAGATCACGCCACAACCTGATCCGACCTTCTCGAAGCTGTATATATAAGGCAAACCAATATAGCTGGCAGCGTGGACATCGACATCGGTAAAGATTAGATTGACACCTCGGACGCGCTTACCGCACTTTATTGATCCGACTGAGTTGATCTCAAAGTCACCTGCCTGATTGGTTGCAGCAGGTGTCCAGACTGTATTGTTTTCTTGATCGCACCAAGATACCTTGCGCGGGTTACCTGACGCACCAAGGGCAAAGACAAAGCGCTCTGCTGTCGTCATCACAGCCTCATTACCCGTTGGCGCGTTGACGATGGCAATAGCCCTTGTTGGCGTGACAAAACCTAGTTGCCACTCAAGGAGCTGACCGTCAGCGTTGGAGCACGCAACCAAATATTCGCCCCATGAGTCCATTGACCAAGTTGTCGCTGGGACTATCCCCCCTAAGTCTGGACGCGCCACACCATAGGCATAGTTACCGTAGGTGCTGTAACCGTAGCCAGTCTTTAGCGTTGCGTCTGTGATGCCAGTTGTAAAGGTGACTGGTGTAATGTCCTTCAAGACACCCGCCTCGCTCATTGCGTAGAGCTTTGTAGGCGTGCCAGCAGCAATAAAACGCACATCTGAGTTATCTCGCCAAGTCAGCATTCCACGACTGACACCAGTCATTTGTGATGCCGATCTCTTACGCCAACCGCCCACAGGTCTCAGCGTGTTCTCAAACCATCTGATAAGGTTCGAGTCAAACCAGCGCCCCATAGACTGGTACTCAGTACCGTTGCGGTAGATTCCTGCTGGGATTTTTAAGGGTACGAGTGCCATAGGTCAATTATGCTGAAAGATTGGACACAAAGGTCATAGTCGTAATAACCGACGGGATTACAGGTCTGGTTGGTGTGGAGCTGGCAGCGTAGTGCTCGATGGCAACGCCAACATCAGTTGGTCTCCACATCAGCTCAACATAGTCATTTGTGTCAAGACTCACAAATAAGTTCATTGCAGCAACAATGTGAAATGGATCGCTTGGAGACTTGCGTGCAGCAAAGCCAAACCTTGAGTTTGAATTGCTGATATTAGTGCCGTTCTTTCTAAACCAGATGTCCACATCTTGCGGTGCATTCGTTGTGTTCGTGAGCTGCACGCTGAACTGGATGTTATAAATTCCAGCCTGTGCAACATTGAGCCTTGACGAGTTAGACAAGGTTACGCCATTGCTCAAGTCTGTCGTATCAAATGTGATTGCGTAGGCAGTCGTCGTATTGGCTGCCACCTGATCAGTTAAGTCTAGAAATGCCCCGTAGGGGGTGTTTAAATACTTGCCACCACGCGGTGACGCAAGGGTCTGTAAGACATTTGTGAGCTTCAAGAAGAATGTACGCAAGGCAGCATTCGTCTGCGCAACCGTCAACCTGTCGTAGCTATCCTGCGGATTAGGCAGGTCTGGCGTGGCAGGGGTCTGGAGCTGCTGGTAGAAGTTCGTCATACTGCCTTGTTGTATTCGTCTTGCGTCAACAAACCGATGGCGTACTTATTCTGAGGTCTGAAGATGGTGAGCTTTTGCTGACGCAATGCTGGCGCAAAAGATATATGAGTCCAGCCCTTATCGCCAAATTCGTGGATCATCTGATCAAACTTGATACCTGCTGCGTCAATAGCCTTGCAGACCTCTAGTGGAGTGCCAAAGCCCTTGCATACGAAGTCAATAGCCCAGCCGTCCATGTGACTCGATACCTTTGATCCACCCACCGCCACATTGACCTCTGGCAGACGAATCCATGAGTTGACATTGATTGACTTACCCAGCAACGCTCTGACCTTCTCCATGCCAGCAGCAGCCGTCTTCATGTTCTCTAATTGCTGTGCGTCTGGCTGGTTGCTGATACCAAGCCTTGTGGCGGTATCGGAGTGCGTTGCCTCCTCAAGTGTGAAGTGATCACTTAGTTGCATCGTCTTCTCCCACAATGGCTTTTGCAATGGCATTTGATGCCTTGCGTCCTGAGATACCGCCCATTGTTCCCACTCCCATAAACGCAATGGCTTTCAAGATTTCAAGGAATATTGCGTCGATTGGTGCGAGTTCGGTCTCCTGCTTCTCAAAGCCAATAAGCCACAAAGTACCAAACGCAATGCCCAAGACCATAATGGTGATCGACTTGACGACGAATGCCCAGACTTGAACCTCGACCTCTTCGACACTAGGCTTCGGACGGTTAACCCTAGCCAGTATTAGTTGCTTTAAGAATTCAATCATTTGCGTTTCTCCATTACCTTCTCAACGGTTCTGCCACCAAAGTAAGCCAACATGATCAGTTGACCCCACTCACCTAATAGCTTGACATAGGTCTCGTTCACATTGACGCTGAAAGCAGACATCATCGCAAACAGAAAGTATGCGCTCAGGATCGCTATAAGGGTCATAGGACGAATGTTTTTTGATAGGTAGGAGTCAGACTTCATGTCTGATTCCCAGCGCTTTGTAACGGCTTCTAGTTCAGCCTTGGCAAAGTCTGCCTCTACCTCTGCCAGCTTCGCAGTTGCTGCTGGATCGCCAGCAATAGCCTTTGCAACGGCATCAACGCTATCAGACACACCAAACTTACTAGCCAAAGCGGTAACAGCAGAAGCACCCAAAGGACCAGCGACAGCCATTGCCAGCGTGGGTGCGACACCCTTGAGAAGACCGAGTAACTCATTCATTGCTTTGCCTTTCCATTAACCTTAATTGTCGGTTTATTTGTCTCTCTTTTTTCTCCA